ACTTGGGAATGAACGCCCTACGGGTAACGTAAGAGAGTTCCGTATACTGGGACGAGCCAGTAGAAGGTAAAATACCGCCACCAATAGGCATAACAATCTCCTAAAAAATATCCCCTATTTACTAACTCGAATTACAGACCAATAGGTCTTGTAGGTTTTTTGAATTCTTGCATTGCTTGCGCTGCTACATCCCTAGCCGCTTGAATAGGATTCTTGCGGAATGCGCTTAAATCAAACTGCTTCATTGGGTTCGGATTGTAACCAGTTGGTGTTGGAACTGCGGCTTGTTTCATAAAATTATGATATTCAGCTGCGGCCTCATGGTTAGTGATGCCCTTTTCCAACATGATCTTTTCTACGTCTTGAATCTGATCTCTGCTCTCGACAAGTCCTTTATCAAGAAGTGATTTACGTCTTTGCTCTAAATTATTTACAGCATCTCTTTCTTGAAGTTTGGCCTCAAGGCTAGAGATTTTTTGCTGATATTGATCCAGTTGTGAGTTAACACGTTCTTGGATCTCTAACTCAGGCATCGCCACTTCTGGACGAACTTTCCTTGTCAATTGCATGAATTGTGAACGTGTCTCAGGATTGTTAGACAAATCTTTTGCCAACAAAGCGAGTGCATCACGTTCTTCGTAAGATGCGTTTTCTAAAGACATACTATCCCCTTTTTTCAATTAATAACGCTTGCTGCCACCACGCTTGGTGACACGCTTTGGTTTGTCCAAGTTTCTGCTTGGTGTTTTAGGCGAAAATGGTGTTGCCATATTTACACCACCTTTTTAGTGCCACCCGGCTTTTCGAGTGTCATCTTGTTGCGATACATCTGGGATGCAATAGCAGTACCGTCCTTGCCACCGCCAAACTCAGAGTAGCGTGGTGGGTTGAACACTTGACCGTGTTGCATGTTGTTGTCTGTGGGTTTGCGGATTGGCAAAGATCCACGGGGTTTTAATAAGTCCATGTTACATTCCTTGTGATTGTGGAGGGGGCATTCCTTGCATTGGTGCTTGGGCTGCTGCTTGGGATTCAGGCGGCATACCACCACCTTGTGGGAGAGTCTGGATCATTTGCATAATCTCAGCGGGCATGAGTTCACGATTCTTAGCCTCACGCTTGCCAAACACTTTGTGCAAGGAAGAAAGAGACTTCATAATCTGTTGACCTTCTTCGGACTCGCTACCTAATGCAGGTAATGATTGCTCCAAAAGATCCATTGCCATTTGAATATTGATGTTGGCTGCTGCCTTGCTACCCATCTTTGGTTCGGGTGTAGACATGGGAGATGCCATAGGAGGAACAGACGAATCAGCATTAGCACCTGCCATTGCTGGAGGTGGAACGTCAGGACTCGCAGGTTGATCCTGTTTCATCAATTCCATCATATCTGTTGCCATCATTTATCCTTTAAAAAAAGTGGCAATTAGGTGTACAGCCAATTGCCAATGCTGGGTTGGAAAACCAAGCTGTAATTACTTACGCTTAGATTTTCTCATTCCTTTGCGTGCTTTACGTGCCATGTTAATGACTCCTAAAAGAGCGGCCACTTATTTAAAAGGGAAAGCAGCCATACCCTATTTGGTTTCCCAAATTCTACGATCTTTTCTCAGAGCGACTATTTCTTTTGTATTGTCCGCTCAAACTGTTCCGTTTATACGACATTCCTTGCGATCTGGCAACCCCTTTTTCATTTCCCATCCTTGGGTCATTGTTTGGGTTGGTAACGCCTCTGGTAAAACTGAAATTATTTTGCTGCGCCATTTTGACCCTTCTTAGGTGGTTCTTGCTGGGGTGGTTGGGCTGCTTTTGTCTTCTCAGCCTTTTCCAAATCGTCTTTCAGCAATTGTTTCATAGGTGGATCAACTAAGTCAATCAAGCGTTTCTTGTCAATGACCTGCGCCTCAAACAACTTGAACGCCAGATCCCGGCTGTCTTCCATGAAGATAGGTGAATTGCTATGTGCATCTACCTTGACCACATAGTCAGAAGTAAACTGCTCGGCAATAAAAGGCATTCCGTTCTCATCCACAAACTTGGTATCGTCATACGCTTGCATGATCTTTAGATACAAAGTCGCCAGTTTTTCTAGACTGTCCTCAATGATGAGGGCACGTTTCTTAGCCCGGCTAGATCCAAGTCTGGCAAGTTGAGATGCGTGTCCAGCAGAGCGTACCCCTGTCTCACCACGGCCTTGCAACACGGAACTTATCCCGCTTGCCTCTGCAAACATGGCATCGATCTCGGCAATCTCTTTGAATAAGTCTTCCGGCATTTTGGGGGCAAGTTCATCAACTTTTGCACCGGGCGTGTCGGACATGACAAAACTATTTGGGCTGTTGAGAGCAAAGGCTTTTTCATCTGTGATCCCCATAAAACCGCTAAATGATTTGGGAGGGTTAACTTGCTTGGCAAGCAGCATAGATATTTCGCCAACACGTTTTGTTCTAAGTTGTTGTAGGTAAATAAGTTTTTCTACTTCTGACTGACCCCAGAAATAATCGTATAGTGGGTTGGGGCAGATTTGAACAAATGGGCATTCGCCTTTTAAAAACATGCTCTCGCCAGATCTGTCATAGATGATCACGTCTGGGTCAGCCAAAGTTACAACTTGGTAATCTCCTGTGTCATCGTTCCAAACCCACAGCTCTACCATTTCAACAACCTGCTCTGCAACCAAGGCTTGATACCTTGACATGCTCTCTAGAGCAAGAGCCACGTTACCTGTGATGGTGGGTTCTGTTTGTGAGAACGCCAAACGGTTCATAGAGTTTGGCATCTCTGACACAACCGGAGGAGCTTGGAATACCCGCTTTAAAATGTTGTCACGGTTAGGGTGGTTATACAGTCTGGTGTACAACTCACTCTTGGTCATGTAATACTTGTGAGCTATAGCCTCTTGTCTGTCAGAGTAGGGCCTGTCTTCACGCAGTACGCCAATCGTTGACGGCTCAATGACATAAGGGTTAATACTACCGTGCTTGCCAACAACGGTTTTAACAAAAGTCGAGTTGTAAACAAGTGACCAATTAATGGCGGTAGAGAATACTTGGTCGGTGTTGCTATTAAGCCACTCATCGTTGAGTGCTCTAGTCAGTACCGGGATCTTGGTGTGTTCTTTTTTGTTGACCGCTGCACCTATGTTGATACTAAACCTTGTAGTCTCAGAGGAGTACAGGAATGAGTTTAGTTGGTCAATATGGGGCGCAATCTTGTTGTAAAGTGCTGGTGGATCATCAGGAGATGCACCAAACATGAAAAAACACTTTAGCTTATCGTATTGAATCTTGCGTTGCTCAACAGAGACAAGGCACTTATTCATCAGATCGATGTAAAAGTCTTCCCTAGCATCATTGTTGTTAGGTATACGCATTATTCTTTAATCTTTAGGTTTTCATGGTCATGTCTTACCACAGAGGGGCGCAGTTGGTCAATTTTACCCGTAGCTTGCGCCAATTGTAAACCATTAACAGATTCGTCCCGTATAGGAGCTGTGTTGAAGTTGCCAATCTCGCTAGGTGCGCCCCATCTTGTAGCCAGAGGATTTTGTTGTTGCTGTTGACCAAATCTAGCTGGTTGAGCTTCACCTTCCCTCACAGACTTAATATCAGACATATGGTATTCGGTAGCTAGGCTTTGCAGGGTTCTGTCATTGTGTTTTGTGCTGTCAGACTTGAGTCCAACAGGTTGGAGGAACACCTTTTGTACCGCCTCACCGTCACAACCTTTGGGGCAACGTGCCTCCCAAGCCTCAAAGTATCCGTGAGCCATACATTTGTAATCGTGTAATACCGCCATCATTTTTCCCCTAGTAAGTCATGTTCAGAATAATCATGTCGGTTGACCATGCCAACATTCATAACAACCCGTCCATTTTCAAACTTTACCCCGTATTTAGGAACAAACTCAGGCTTAGGTTCTGGTCTGTAGTCTACAAAATGGCTGTTGTCTCGCCTTTTCATTGTCCTGACTGCCCCACGCTTGACGGCATCAAAGGCTCTGTTGACCCTGATTTGCATCATCTCAGTCATGGGTGCGGTCTGGTACAGGAATACATCCCGCAGATGATCTACGTTGACTCCGCAGAGTTCGGCAAACATACGGTGAGATATGCCCCTATCTGGGTTGTAGAGGAACTTACGGATTTGTCTACGGAGTTCTTGTTTGGTGAGCTTCAATCTAATAGTCCTATCTTATGTAAATAGTTAGCTGCAACCTTACCCACATACTTCTCGCCCTCTGGTTGCATGTCTTGCTTGGCCTGTCTCTCACGGGTAATACGTCCAACAATCAGTCTGGGCTGCACCTGCTCTGCCCACGCCACAACAGCCAAGGCACTAGCAATCACCCGGTCATCCTTGCTACGTCCGGGTGCGCCAAGGAATCCGTCTTCACGTACTACAGTCTTCATCTCTTCCAAGAGATCCATACTGTAGATGTTCATCATTTGGCGTTCAAAGAAATCTTTCATGTAGTTCATCATCCGTTCTTTGGTTTGATGAGTGGTCATGAATCCGATACTGTTGGAGATGCCTCCAAAGTTATCCATCTTCCTCCAGATGTAGTTTTGCATACTGCCGAGTACATCTCGCAAGTCTTTTCCCATACGTCCGTCTGTGTGGGCAGCCTGTTGGCGAATGCGCCTGATCTCTGCCAAGACGTTTTGACCCGGGCCGTTGACTTCCAAGTTCATGGTTGAGTTCTTGTAAGCCCCGGCTAAGTGGGCTATGCACCACGCAAACTGGTAGGTGTTGAGATCAGAGGTTGCAAACTCTGCGACCTGATCTAGTCCGTCTGCGTAGCACCTATAGACTTGAATGACAAAGCGATCAGCCCAGTCAGATGATCCGTAGGCAGGATCTGCACCGATAACATAGTATCCGTTGTCAGTTGGTTCCTCCCAGACTTTAAGTGTGCCAAGTCTCTCAGTAGATTTCAGCACCTGCGTGTCTTGGAAGTTTTGACCAAAGACGTAGCGGTAGCAATCTGGCAATTGTTTCTTGGCAAGTTTGGCAGCATCTGTACATCTTGTGTTGGAGAAGAAAGATGTGCCTGTCATGACAAAGGCATAGTCTTCTGTGGGTGGGAACTCTTGGTACATCAGGGATTCGTCTTTGATCCCTTCTGCCATCTTCCACCGCCACCACGCCATCTGGCGAGAGTTAATGTCAAAGTCGTATAACTTCTTAATGTCTTTGACCCAGACCTTTTCCTCACCACTTAGTTTGCCGTCCCAGTAATTCTTGTAGATAGAGGAGTCAGGGTCTATGGAATAGTATTCGTTACGCCACCAGCCACAGAAGATTGCCTTCTGGGTTTTGGAGAACTTAGCCGTCTTGTACATGTCATGGAACATGTTAAAGCCTTGGGCGGTACTCTCAAACATGTAGAGTCTCTCAGGGTTCTTCTCAGCAAGGGAGGCTATCAGGGAGGCTAACCCCTCTTCGTTTCCCCAAGATGCTGTTTCCGTACCATGTAGGTAAGTGATAGCCTTGCCCTGCCCCAACCGAGACTTATTTCCAGCAATCTGGTAGAAAATCCTAGATCTGTTTTTGAGCACCATCTGGTTCCTATTGTGGGCAACAAGAGGAATCTTGTATTCCCTAGGGAGGCCTTCCATGTACATGCCAAGAGTTGATCTAAACATGTCTCTGTTTTCTTCCGTATCAGCCACAAGTGTTCCCTGCCAACCCGGGTGTGTGAACTGCCAATATAGGTCAAGTGCCAAGGAAATAGTTGTGATACCCAGCTGCCTACCTTTGAGAATAACAAAGAAGTGAATGTCCTCATTTAAGCCTTTCGCTATTTCATCCATCACATACGTTTGAGTCCCCAACGGCTTTGCCATAGGGATAAGACCGTCTTCTTTTGACTCAATCTTTAGATTGGCGCAGAAACGGTAAAACTTCTGTAGATCGAATTTCATCCTTGGAAGTGATCTAGTAGCGTATCACACGCCTCTACAACCTCAATGTCTTCCGGTGTCACAGTCATGTTTGCTATCGTGTCCCGCAGGTTCTTAAGCCTCCAGACCAACCAAGCATCAAACTGGTCACTCAAAGACTCAAAGACATATCTGTCTAGTTTCTCAAAGTCATCAATGATCATGCAGTTCTCCATACCCTGACTACATCCCCTACCGTTCTTGCAGAAAACTTATACCCAAGCCTCTTACTCGCCCTGTAGTTAGCATTCAACACCTTGGCCCTATCCTCCTTAGGCACAGCAAAAGAATCTCCTACCTCTAGTTTGCTATACGGATAACTATATACTCTCCTAACCTTAGGTAGCGGTACTCTTCTACTAACTTCTAATTCTTCCATGCCTATCCCCTAATAATCTAATAACTAGATATTATCATATTTAACCAGAATACCAATTATTTTTTTGGGGGTGGGAGGAAAGTGGGGGTCACACACTACAGAGCTAAGTGCCCAACACATGACCATACACATTACACTAACACGCTAGAATTGATGTAGATTGGATTAGTACATTAGTATTCTAGACTCTAGCAATATATAATAATTTATAGTGAGAGAGTAGAGATATATAGTTAACCTTACCCTATTGAGTATAGATTGACTCTAATACTATATACTAGGATAATTACATTAGATAATCTACTAATTAGAATACTAGATTGTAACTACTATCTAGACAGTCTAATCGATCTAGTTAAAAATAAATAAAAAAAAAGATTAATAATTGTCAACCAATTAGATAGTTATAGCGTTATAATCATATCTAGCGATAATGCTAGACAATTAAGAGGAGTACTCAAAATGATATTAAAAGCACGTTTTACAATGGGTTTAGATGTTTTAGATTCTTCCGTGACTCATTACATAACACTAAATGGCACGGTCAAATTCTTAACATGCAAAGGTATTTGTTCTAATACTAGTGAAATAGTAGGTGAACAAAACGAAATTATGTTTTTTATCGGTTTTATGGCCGGCCTCGGAATACACAATTTAGAAAATGTTAGTAAAGTTTAATTAATGCTAACTAATAGGCCTCTAACAATAGAGGTTTATTGGATTATCATTAGATAATCATATCATCGTCAATATTAGAGGAGTAACTCACAATGGATAAGTCAAATATTAAATGGTCTAGTTTATTAAGTGATGCAGTCAATAAGCCGGGTGTTATTAGTAACTGCTACACAGTATTTCACAATTACAGTTTAGGTAATCAATTGCTTGCATGGTCGCAATTGGCCGGGCGTGGTATGGAACTTTCACCAATAGCAACATATAAGAAATGGCAGGAACTGGGTAGAAATGTAAAAAAGGGAGAAAAAGCACTAATGCTTTGTATGCCCGTAATGATCAATAAAAAAGACGATCAAGGAAATAAGACTGAGGAATGTTTTCAGGCCTTTACTTTTAAAAATAACTGGTTCGCCTTAGATCAAACCGAGGGCGTAGATTATGCTAATGAGGTCAAAACGCCTGAATGGGATCCTGAACTCGCCTTGAATGCTTTAAATATCACTCAGGTAAAGTTTGATAGTGCTAACGGTAACTCTCAAGGGTATGCTATTGCAAAGAATATCGCTATCAATCCGGTTGCACAATTCCCGCATAAAACGAGGTTCCATGAGTTGGCGCATGTGGTGCTAGGTCATACAGTAGAGCATATGATGAGTGATTCAGAATTCACGCCTAAGGATATAAGAGAGATTGAGGCTGAATCAGTAGCCTACATTTTATGCTCTGTACTGGGTTTACCCGGCCTTGAGGAATCAAGAGGTTATATCCAGCATTGGTTAGAGGGTAATGAGATTAGCGAGAAATCGGCTCAAAAGATATTTGGCACGGCCGATAAGATTTTAAAAGCAGGTAAGTCAGAATAATGCTACCTAATAGCCTATTTCTTATAGTAGGCTATTAGATTACCATTTTGTAATCATTTTAAAAGAGAGTAACTATGCAAAATATTCCAATAATTGCTTATCATGCGAAAAACGATAAAGTAGGTTGGCATGAGGTTTTAAGAGAAAGTGCAGACTGGATTGGCTGGAATACAGCAGACCGTAGCATGATAAACCATTTAATTCTGTCTGGCGAATTTGTAGTTACATTGGGCTGGAACATGTACGAGGTAGTACGTGAAAAGGTATCGGTATGATCTATCAAGATTTATTTACGCTTGTAGGCTTTTTTATGGCCTTAATTATCTATTTATTTAAAAGGGGATGATATGGAATTATCAGAAAACACAATCAACGAAGTATTTGATATGTTAGTGGATGCTCACTTAATATTAAACGATCCAGATAGTGATCAATATTTCGCATATGAGAGGTTAGACACTTTATTATCAAGATCCATTAAAGCATTGAAAGGGGAACCCGTATGAGATTAACAGCACTTGAATTAGATTTGTTAGAGCTGGTTCTAGAGGATTACATCGATAATCTGAACCCTACACTTGAGGCCAAATTAAACACTATATTAGAAAAGATTAAACAATTAAACAAACAAAGGGAAGGGGCACTAAATGATTAAGCATATCGCAGGGATAGACAACAGAGAATGGTTTGCAAGGGGTCTTATATGCGGGATAACTGACACAAACCCGGATTTGTTCAACGATATAGATGACTACTGGCACGCCTATGACGAGACAGTAGACCTAAATATCTGGGTTAGAGACGGGGAGATATTGTGCACAGCATACCCCGTATTTAACGGTATAAGGGACGATAGTACTTTTGAGCGGGTAGAGTGGGCGAGAGTGGTAGAACCCCATGAATCAACCTAGAACCGTATGGGTGAAACCTAAAAGCAGGTGCGAGGTACTAGGGGTTTGTCAGAATAACCCCAAATGCCCCAGCTGCCCAAATAAAAGTGTGATATGATTATGGCCATTGCCGTGCAAAGCAATAAATTTAAGCCGTTTAAGTCTGTATCTTGCCGATTGGGGAAACCCAATTGGTTTGCACCAAGGTACAGTTTTAAGCGGCTTTTTTATTGTCTGTGCGGTAACGTACCCCTTACGATAATAAGAACCCATGTCTGTGGTTGCGAGGGAGGAAAGCGGATCATCTTGGCCCAAGGGGGACGGATGCTGGAGGGTGCTACCCCAACGGATAAACAGACACTAGGCTTGATGACAAAAACGTGCGGACGTAATTCCGGTCTGATAAATAAAGCAGTAGCAGGTATTAAGGGTCAAACCCCAATGCCTACACCCAAGGCGGGTGAGTTATACGACTGGCTATAGTCCTACTATAGTCATCATCGTCTAACGTAGCCCTTGTATTGTCTAACGATAAGTGAGTAACTATGAGTGACATTGTCTCAACTGTACTAGCCCTCTTTGTCCTAGTGCTAATCTTAATATTGTTTTTAGGGTTTACTGTCATGTTTATTATTATGTTCGGAGGTAAGCAGGATGATTAAAGAAGAAATAATTAGATTAGTTAAAAAAACTGATTTACTAGGAATCATTGATAGTCAATATTACGACAATGAACTATGGATTTTTGATGTAATGGAGTTTGCCAAGTTGATTGCTCGGGAATGTGCCCAAGTTTGTCGAAACCAGTCCAACATATATGCCTTGAAAGCAGATAGAGATAATTGTGCTATTGCGATCGAAGAACATTTTGGAGTTGAAGAATGACTAAAAAAATAAATACATTTATGGCTAAAGCAAAGGTTGAAAATGAACCTTGCAATGAAGTGTTGGCTTTAGGACATTTAATGAAAGAGTGGCTTGAAAGTCAAATTGCAGACGCGGGAACATACGTTGATACGGGAAAAGGTTTTTATCAATATGATCTTTGGGTAACTTGCGAAGGCAAAGAACTTTACATAAATATAAAGGCTAAAGAATGACTAAAGAAGAAATAATTGAAATGGCTACCCAAAGCGGGTTTAGCGTAACGCACAACTCAAATCTTGGTGTTGAATTGTATTTGTGCAACCCTAAAGACATTCAACGCTTTGCCAAATTAATATCAGAAAAAGAACGTGAGGAATGTGCAAAATTGTGTGATTATGTTTACAACAACATAGTTGCTGATGATCATATAAAAAATATGGCGTTCAAAATTAGAGCAAGGGGACAAGAATGAATGACCCTAAAGCATGGGCGCATACCCTCAAAGCCCGGGAGGAGAGAGGGGAGAAGTTAAACAGATACCAGCAAGAGGCGTGGCGTACAGCCCTACGCTACAAGGAAGATCAACCCATTCAACACAAGGAGGTAAAAAAAGTAATCAAACAATTCAAACCCGCTTAAATATCTGTATAATCATATCGTGCACTATCGCACACAATCAACTTAAAAAGGAAGTTACCTATGTCAACAATCAAGTTATGTAAGGACTGCATCTACTGCTTACCAAGTCCTAATCACGAACCCCCCAACCATTACGTCTATGCCCGTTGTACGTTCAACAGAGGTATCAGTCTCGTAACTGGTGACCCCACTCCCATGTCAGACCTACCCTACTGTGAGGGTAACAGGCGCATGACAGGCATCTGTGGCTTAGAAGGCATACACCACAGGGAGAATGCTCATGAGTGATTTTTCAGATGCAACACGCAACTCCGCTATGTGGTCAGGAGATGCCCGTAGGATCGCCTCAGGCAAGGCCAACGAAGTTATCCTCACCAAGTTGGGCAAGATGCCTATTCCCGATCTAAGCGGTGTGGAGGCCGTACAGATGGGACACGTCATGGAACCCGTTATAGGCCGTCTGGCATCCCTCAGACTAGGTATAGACCTAACCAAGTCAGAAGATGCCTACACGCACCCAGAGAACGACTGGCTGAAGACCCATATCGACTTTGTGGGCAGGGAAAATAATCAATTGATCTTGGTGGAGTGTAAGAACTACAACGCTGCAACCCGTTCCAAGTTCGATGAGACTGGCCTTATGCCCTCCGCTGATATGGCGCAATGTGTCCACGAGGCAACAGTATTTGGATGCAACAAGGTCTATCTGGCTGTACTCTTTGGTGGTCAGGAACTCCTCATTATCCCGGTGGAAGTCACAGAAAAGATGAAGGAAAACCACATTAACCGCATGGGGGAGATCTGGAACCATGTGCGTAATGGTGTCACCCTACCTCCGGAGGATAGTGAACAGGCGAGACTCCTATACCCAGTCAGCCAAGAGTCTACCAAGATGGCCTCACAAAGCGTTGAGCAAGCGTGTGAGATCCTCAGACAGATCAAAGACAAGATCAAGGAGTTGGAGGAGAAGGAGGCCGAGTACACAACCATGATTCAAGGATACATGGAAGGCAACGCTAACCTAGTCTCTATTGATGGAAGGACACTCGCCACTTGGAAGTCTTCCAAGGTCACAAAAGGGTTTGACTCCAAGATCTTTCAAAGTGCTATGCCAGACCTCTACGACAAGTTTTTAGTAGAAAAACCCGGTTCACGGAGGTTTTTAGTCAAATGAGCAATAGCGATATAGCGATATATATTATGACTGTTTCGACAGTAATTGATACCTTAATAACTATTTTGGAGAAGTTCTCATGAGTAATTTAGTACCTGTTTCAGATATGGCAGTCATGGCAGAGAGCATAGTCAAGTCAGGCTTTTATGGTTTCAAGACCAAAGAGCAGGTCATGGCGGTAATGCTGGTCGCACAGGCCGAAAACAAGCACCCAGCAACAGTCGTACAGGAGTATGACATTATCCAAGGAAGACCTGCACTCAAGTCTCAGGCCATGCTTGCAAGGTTTCAGCAAGCCGGAGGTAAGGTAGAGTGGCACGAAATGTCTACAAATCGTGTAGAGGGTACTTTTAGCCATCCGCAAGGTGGTTCCCTCACCGTTGAGTGGACGATCGATATGGCAAAGCAAGCAGGTCTATACCGGGACGGTAGTGGTTGGACAAAGTATCCAGAAGATATGCTGAGGTCACGGGCAGTATCACGGGGGGTTCGTTCCGTATTCCCGGCATGTATTCTGGGTCACTATTCAGTTGAGGAAGTCCAAGAGTTTCCTAAACTAAAAGAACCTGTGACTTTAGAGGCAGAAGTAGTCATCCCTAAGGCTGACGAACTTGTAGTGACTTTCCCCTATAAGTTGTGGATTCCTAATCAAGAAGAACCCTACGCTGCTTATGAGACGAAGGACGAGTGGTTTGATGGATTTAACGCCATGCTTGCCAAGATCCAGAACTCTACCAAGCTCGATGATCAGGCCAAGGAAACAAGGATGCAAGCACTCCAAGTAGTCAACGCTGACATGCTCCAAGGCGCAAGAGAGGTTACAGATGAAATTTAAAGATTTCTTTTCAACTCAACAGGATTACCTAGATCAGCAAAGATACAGCTGGAGGCAGACTATAGAGAACGAGGGAGGTAGATGCCCCTGCTGCGACAGATGGGGGAAGATCAACGCTCATGGTTTTATAGAGACTATGGCCTTGGCACTTCTGTGGCTATCTCGCCAACCTGTCAATGATCAAGGCTTTGTCAATGTGAAAGTAGCACCTGCATGGATGGTCAAGGGTAAATACTCATTACTGTCTCATTGGGGGCTTGCTACCAAAGCAGAGAACAAAGACGAAAAAACCAAGGGGGCGGGACTGTGGCAGGTCACTCCCAAGGGGCATCAATTCTTACGAAATGAACTAGCGATACCAAAGAAGGTATTCATCTATGACAGCGTAGTAGAAGGATTTTCTAGCGATGAAATCTATTTCAAAGATTCTTTCGGTAAGCACTTCGACTACAAAGAAGTCATGGCTGACACATTCAACCTCAACACAATCAAGGAATAAAATGGCAAATGAACACATACCTAAACCCGGAACAGGCGTTGCATATTGGGAACCACATGAAAAAAGACGTAGCGACAAAGCACCAGACTTTCAAGGCTTTATCACTTTGGAGATGGATTACAAAGCAGGTGAGAAACTCAAGTTCGGAATCTGGCAAAAAGAAACCAGAATGGGTACTACTTTGTTATCCCTGCGGGAAGACAACTATTCAAAGAAAATGAACCTGCAAAAGGATCAGCCAAGGGAAGTCGAGTACAGAAGACCTAACTTACCTAGGCCACACGCCTCCCAGCATGGTGACGATGACGTACCCTTTTAATGGCAAAACAATCACCTACTAGCCGTACCTTAGAAGTCCTGCGAGAGAAGGGCTACACGGTCGCTATCGTGGAAAAGTGGAATCCACACGCCAGAATTCGTCAAGACCTATTTGGGTTTATTGACATTCTGGCAATCAAAAGGGATGAAACCCTCGCTATACAGGCAACTGCAAGCGGGGTTTCTGATCGTCTTAAAAAGATTATGGCAAGTGAACTACTGCCAAAAGTAAGGGAGGCAGGATGGAAGATTCAAATCTGGGGCTGGAGGAAGTCAGCCAAGGGAACGTATGTCTTGAGGATTTTAGACGTATCGTAACGGAGGCATACGTTGCAGGATACAACGCAGCACTCCAAGAGATACAGATTAAGCCTGAGACTCAACCCAGTTTAAACGAGCAAGAATTGTATTACTCGAACCAGCGATTGTTGCGCTTGCAACCACATACAAAATGTCTGGGCCATCAGGGTAGAAGTTAGCCTGTGATGTTGGAACAGTATTAGATGTTCCACCACCAAGAGCCGCATTACCAATAGCTGCAATAGCAGATAAGTCATAAGTTGTTTGACCGCCTGTGTTGCTGTAGAAAGCTGCTATAGATGTACCGCCAGAGATGGTGATTGTGTTTGTAGTGTTAACCGCTATTTGTGAGATAGAGTCTGTGTTAGTACCAGACTGTGCAACGCTACCAAATGTGCCTGAGAAACCAGAAGGTACACCATTCAAAATCAACTGCACTAGGTATGTGACGTTGGTCACTACAGCAATCTCACGCAACTGCAACTGCAAGCGGTTGATAATTTCTTTTAGACCAAACAAGCCAACTTGTCCGTTGTCCACAGACGGGGCAATACGAATAGCCATGATTGGCACGGCAGCCGTAGAGTTAGGGCTTGTCAGGGCTGTGGTCATTCCGTAGTTGTAAATAGCAGAGGCATCGTTGTTGAAGCCTCCATCCATGACGACAGATGATCCCCAATGTGATAGGAGAGCTGCGGTATCAGGAGCAGAGTATTCAACTGAGACAGGCGCAGTAGATGAGTAGGTAAATGCAGTAGCAGATGCACCACCAGTTTGTCCACGAGTCACACCCAGCAACTGTGTTCCATTCATGGAAAGGTATTTAATGTATTCAACAACACCAGAAACACCAGATCCACGAATAATTGCAGTACCACCAGCAGGATTAAATCCAAAAGTGCTACTTACGTTAATGGTTGTGTCTCCACTTGCAACGCTTGCCGTAATAAATGTTGTTTGAATTTCATTGTTTTGCTCATAGTGACTTGCCATGTTTCCAGAACGCAAGTAAGCCGTGTACTGCACGTTATTGTTTTGGAACGTATAAACGTAGGCAATCGCACCATTGGTAGTACGAACACCAAATCTTACCGCACCTGCACCATACCAAGAATAATCAATGTACCACATCTGAACTTTGGTTAAATCAAGTTTAAATCCAGATGGATTAGCAGAACTGTTGCTACCGTCAAGCACGTCATACCATTGTGACTGAGGAATCTTTGTATCAATGGTGCGAGATACGATGGCGTTGGTGATAGATGCGCCCCTGTACTCAGGAGAGATAGACAGGCTTGTATCACTTGATATTGACAGAACACGGTAAGATGCGCCCCGAATCACAATGTAGTCACCAACTACCAAAGTAGTTGAGAATGCTGTGTTTGTGCCAGTAACAGTACCCACGCCTTGATTAACAGAGATTAAACCGGGTATTTGATTTACGCTAGTACGCAAGACTGCATACAACTGTTGACCGTCATACTGGAAGAACATTCCGTTTTGTGAATCTGTAAAACCGATCTTGTTGCTAGATCCAAACCAGTTGGTTGGGCTAACGTGAAGTATGTTGGGAACAGTAGACGTTGCAGTTGTTACACTTGGAACAACATTATTAATGGTGCTGTATGTAAATGTTGTTGCACTTGGAACAGATGTGATCTGGAAGTATCCGTTGTAAACAGATTGGTCAGCGCCAGAAACCGTTACAAAAGTATTGATCGTCAAATTGTGGGCAGTCTTAGTCGTAACTGTAACTACTGAACCGTTTGAGGTCAGTACAGGCAACTGGATCTGTGGGCACATGATTGTTCCAGTAGAAAACTGAATGCCTTTACCTGATTGGTAACGGAAGTATCTACGGGTTTGACGATACAAAATAGCATTAGGTACAGATGATCCAGCAGTAAAGTTTACAGATCCATCGTACGCACGAACAGTTACCGCACCAGCAGGTCTTGCATATACACAAACCTGTGTATTACCGCTAGAGCCGGGAGTTGTGGCAGTTCCTGTCAAAGTTGATGTAATTGTGAATACATTTTGTGCGGTAACACTTGCAACTACCCAAGGAGCGTTGAGTCCTGTGACTCCAGTTGTACCAACAATATAAACCAAAGAACCTACTGAGAGGCCATGAGCATAAGTGGTGTTAACTGTGATGGCAGTACCAGACAATGTGATTGCCGTTGTACTGGCTGCAGCAACCGCAATACCACAGTTGGAATAGAAGTATCCAGCATAGATATAAGTTGATGTGGATGAATAACATGCGCTGGTAAATATTTGATTTTGCATGGTCAGGACGTATGAAGTCGCTGATGATGCAGTAGTGACCAATCCCCATCCAGCTGCGTTAGGGTCAACAGGGTCTTGAATAAAAATAGGTGTACCAACAGCATAAGTCACAGAACTGGCACTAAGTGTCAAAGCCAACTGGTATTTATTGCTTTGATTACCAATGATTTGAGTTACAGCCAAAGGCGTATTTGTTAAGTAATAGCAAGACTGACGGTTCTGTTGCAGGGCTACTTGCTCCCACTTTGATGACTGCTGACCATATTCAAAGTCAGTATCAATCAGAGATTGAGGAGTACTTACTCTCAGCTTTTCCACAGCATCATAAGCACCCGATCTTTGTTTTTGGAGTGTTAAGGCTTGGCTATTAGCTTGGCTACTTGGTTGTGGTGCAAATGATGATATGGTCATGATTATTCCTTAATGTCCTTAACAATACGTTTTGTTCCACCTGTCATGTAGAAAGGACTAGACTCAGGATTGATGGGGTGAACGCCAATATGCGCCCCAGATTTCTCTAGGAATTGACGTTTTGTCTCTGGACGGATAGTAGCCATACTATCAGCCCAGCGATATTGGAGCGTACCGTCTACAGGTATGCGATTGTCACCAGTACGAGTGGACACATCTTTACTATGTGTCATCTCTTTCTGAATACATTGGCTTTTGAACAGTTGGCTCATGATTACGTTCCTTATATAAAACTGGCAAAAATACACATACACAAAAGACGGCAAAGGCGCACAGGCGCAACCAGTCAGGATTATTCATTATCCATGTTGCAAGTGCAAATGTCATGCAAAGTGCAACAATTGTCAATAATCTGTCGGTAATTACACCTAACGCAAGTCTTAATAAAGCAGCAACTTTTTGTTCCATGATTTCCCCCTGAGTTAAAGCCCTATTATATCTCTATGTCTCACTATCCTCATCATCATCGTCTAAGAATCCTGCGCCCCAAGCATCATCGCTTACCTTAAGTTTGAGGGCTTCAAGTTTCAGACTTCTATCAATAACTTTCATTTTATCGGTTAAACTGGCCTCGGAATCATTCATTGTCATTTCCAAGAGTTTAGCGATAGCCTTTTCTAGAGCCGGGTCTATCCCGGCTGTTTTTTTCTTACTCATTTAATCCCCTACTGCTTTTAATCCGTAATATCCGGCTACGCCACCAAGACCTAATCCGCTATACAAACCAGTTTTTCTGATCAAAGCCCAGATCGTTTGCTTGGCTTTTTCTGATTCACCATAAGCATTTTTAGCCATTTCTATTTGTTGCAACAACTCACGATGTAGTTTTTCGTCAATCAAATTTTCTCCACGCATTTTGTTAATCAAAGTCGTAGATTTGGCTATTGCATCTTTTGGTGATGCCTCCTCAATTTGTGTGGCTAAATTACCGTATTTGGTAGCCAGTTTTTCTTGGGTTTCTCTGGCTGCTTTTGCCTCTGAAGATTCTCCAGTTAATCTTGCAACATCTGATTTTGCCTTTTGTGTAGCCTTTACTCCAGCAGTTTCAGCAACTGATTTGGCCTCGGCAATCTTTTCCATGCCTGATCTGAACTCAGGGAATACCCTTAACAAACCTTCATTCTTGCCAATAAAGTCTTTTGCTTGCTTAGAACTCATGTTTTCCATTTGAGTACGCAAATTACCTTTGATTGATTCAATCAATTCATGTGACTTACCACCTGTCAAATCAAGTAGTTTTTGCGCCCTCTCTGCACTACCATCCAAATAATATTTGGCAGCAGATGCTTTGTCAGCAGAAAACAAAACTTCATCTTCAGCAAGTTTTTGTGCATCTATTAAACTTTCTCCCCGACCAGCCAAGGCTTTATTGATTGGTATAGATCCGGCCTGATATTTACTTAAATACTCACCAACACCGGGTTCGTAAGCATCCATTGCTGCTCTTAATTTTTTGGCAATATCTGTCCTTCTGGCAACATCTAAGGCTGAAAATCCTGATTGCTCTGCTAAATCCTTGTCTGTCAACATCCTCCTCATAAACTCTGCCTGATCCAAAGTCATAGGCTCTTGTTTTGTTGTTTTAGCGACATAACCCGGAACAATTGATTCTTTTACTTTTTCAGCATTAATTTCATTTTGACTTAATGGGACTTCCTTGCCTTTCAAAGATTGCAATCTTGCTTGCAATTGACCTCTATATGGTTCAGTAGTGCGATTAATTTGAGTTTCTAAATCTGCAAAAGCCTCATTAAGTATTGGAGCAGATTTTGGATTGTTGACCATATGATCGCCACCCGTTTCTCTACTTCTTGCTCGTTCAAATGCCGGGTTTTTCTCACCCTCAATTGCTGTAGTCTCTCTTGCTTTAGACAACTCTTGGACGTTGCTACGACCTTTATTTTGAATAAGACCGCCAAGATCTTCATCCAAAGTTTTGGTTTTACCAAATGAATCTAAAGCAGAATTAACTTTTTTATCTCTTGCAACCTGTCTTGCCTCGGCTACAGGCTCTCTACCACCAACTTGTTGTAATGCTTTGTTTGCTGCAATTTCTTTTTGTGTTGGGGCAACCTTTGCTTTTTCAGCGGTAGATTCAACCCCTCTTGCAACATCTTTTGCCTTTTGTGCTGCTTGTTCTGCAAGTACGTCACCTTCTTTTCCAAAGGCTTTTTGACCGTATTCAACAGCTTTTTTACCTGCTTTGTACACACCAGGTACAGCAGGTAGCGCAGATCCTATAGCACCGGACACTAATCCAGCCTCGCCTTTTTCACCCATGCGTTGACCGTAATCTTCTTTGCCAGTAGGTGTTAAGGCAAATCCACCCAGACCAGCACCTGCGCCAGTAGCCAATGCTCTACCAAGTAGACCAGCACCTTCTGACAATTTAAATGCAGCACCACCGGGTACTAAAGATGTGCCAATAACACCGGGTATGTAACCTGCACGAGTTGCTACTGGTGATCTGGCAGCACTTTCTCGATATGCTTTTTCAACAGCCTGTGATCCTCTTGCAGATGCCCTACCAATAGGGCCGGGCACTAACTCTCCAAGACCTAATACAGGTTCGGCAAGACTTGTACCAAATCCTACCGCAACATCTTTGGCAGTATCTAATCCGCTACTTTCTTTTTTCTCAGGCGGGGCAAATCGAGAAATATCAGGCGGGGCAAACCTTGATATGTCTGGAGCAGATTTATCTTCGGGGGGAGCAAATCTTGATATGTCAACCATTACAAATACCCCTGTTTCTTTAATGCCTCTTTTGCTTTATCAAGACTTCCTTGAAAATATTTGTCAGCATATGCTTTTACTTCGGCATCGGTTGCTTTTGCTTTTTCTTCTGTGCCCTGCAAAGATTGTCCATCGTCATTCAAACGATTTACAAAATTGTTGGTCATATCATTTAATATACCAGCAGTTAATTTTGGAGATGGAACAAGTCCAACGCTTGTAACCTCCCTATCCATGTCATCAAGCAACTTAACCATTCCTGCCGGATTAAATTGATTTTGTTGTAACAGAGCGTTATATTGCTGTTGGAATGAAACCGTAGTTCTTCCGCTACCAGACAATGCTCTTTCATATCTTGTCAACATTGAGGCGTATTTTTTAGCAAACCTCAATGCTGCTTGATCTTCTGGAGGGTAATTGCTGTCATCAAATGGAACATTGTTTTTAAATGACTGATAGTATTTATCAGTAAACTGACGAAGTTGTCCTTCTCTGCCAACCAAGCTACGATCATTTCTGACCATATCTTGTAATTCTCTTAAATTTGCTTTGGCAGCTACTGTATCTTCAACTACTGCTCTGTTTTTCTTGTCTGAAATATGAACGCCATATTTAGCCAATTGATCAACAACATCATCGGCAGTTGCATTAGATTTTGTTGAGGCGGCTCCAACTTTGGTCATACCAGCAAGACCACCTTCAACTTCAACAACTGCTTGTTTCTTGGGATTCCACACCCCAATTTTTCCGTTAGGTAAATTATAGAAAGTAGGTTCTTTTTCAGACAATCTTAATTCGTGTTCCTCTTTCATTTTGGTTCTTGCATCGGCAAGACTTTGTTGTCTTTCCCTTATTTTCTCCAAAGATGTTTTAACACTTTCTATCATTTTTCCAACTTCATCAAGCCTTCCAGCACGAGCAAGAGCGGCAACGGGGCCTGTATTATCTATAGCAATAAGTTCTTTAATCTTTTGCTCACCAAGTTCTTTGTTCTTAGATAACAAGTTCATGGCATCTTTAAAAGTCTTTTCAACCTTTTGATTATGACTTTCTAATTGCTTAAGATTTTCTTCGTAATTTGCCTTCTCTTGGTTGTAGCGTTCTTTGTTGCCTTCTTTAAAACCTTGAGACAAACCACTCATGGCAGACAAAGTTGCCAACCCATGATACTTACCCATGCCACCACTACCAAATGTAGCAATGCTCATAAGTCCAAACATTTGTGCTAATTCACCAGCAGTTTGTTTTGATGGCGCAAAAGGATCTGCCTCTCTGAGATCATTTTGATGTTGTTGCGCTAAAGTTTTTTCTTGATTGTTAATATCTTCGTATAGTTTAGTTCTGTCTTGTTCTGCTTTGACTAAAGTTGCTTGTTGATCATTTAAAGCTCTTTCTCTGCTTCTAGATGCCTCACCTGCTAAAGCCAACTCTTGCTGTTGCAGATTACCAATATCTTTAACGCCATATTGTTGTGGATTGGATTGCAATATACGATCAGCAGATACAGGTTCTGGGGGCGCACCTTTTGCAATAGACGGTGTTACGCCCGGCACAGGAGGTGCAATAGGATTAGCGGGAGCAATAGCCTTGGGTACAGGCTTTGTTTGATCTTGAGTTTGATCTTGTGTTGCAAGTGATCCAATAGCCATTATGCGTTCCCCCTAGGTTTTTCAGCAGGGTTGATCTTTGTATTAGATGCGGGTAAATACGAACCAATGTTTTGATAGAACTGATTGGCTGCAGCGTTGGCATCCACACTTTGTTTATAACCTGCATCAATAGCACTTGCAATTGCATTATTTGCGCCTTGGTTGATTGAAGCACCACCTTGGATAAGTTGCAGACCTTGAGCAATATTTTGTTGGGCATACTGTTGTGCAAGTGCTTGTAATTGTGCAGCATCTTGCATAGCAACCGTACCCGCACTCCCTTGACCAGATTCAGCCCTCTTTTGTGCTTGTTGTGCTGCAACTGTTTGTAGGTTTTGTTGTTGGGCAGCAGTTAATCCACCAGCCTGACCTTGACCCAAGATTTGATTACCTTGTTGGCTAAGTTGCAAAGCCTGTGCTTGATTAGGTGCTTGCAACGCCTCAAGTCTTGCTTGATTAGCTGCTGCTTGTTCTTGCGCTGCTTGCTGTGCTTTCCTAGCTTGCATGGCCTGATACACGTTATACCCGGCACTTGCGTAAGGCATAAAAGGATCTAAGGCTTTGGATAAAGTACTTGCAGATTCTCCATAAGGCTTTAAAAAATCGGCAACAGATTGACCAACACCCTTTTCTGAGCCGGGTGGTGGATTGTTTTGCGCTTCTATTTCAGACCTTCTAAAGTTTTCTTGAGGCGTATTTGCAACATCAAGTGAACTTTGAGGAATAGTGTTAAATCCTTGATTTGTTTGGGGCGCAGGGGCTAACACATTTGCTGGAGCTGTTGGCGCAGGAGCAGAAGGAGTTACAGGAGCAGGAGAGGTAGTAGGTTGTCCTGTAGGCTCTGGCGCAACATTTTCCGCAAACATATTTGCAGATGGTGTTTGTGATTCTGTACCACCATAGTCAGAATAGTTTGTATCGTCAAATTCCATAATCCCTGTTTCGGGATTAATCTTCCCACTACCGCCATGCTTTTTCAGCAAAGCCATTTCTTTGGGGTTTATGTGGGCAAGAATAGAATCTTTGCCACGTCCAGCCGCAGCAAGACGTTTTGCCATCGAGGGCAAGTCCATGTCAACTTGTAGTAATTTTGCGAGTGTTGCCATTTAAACCACCTGTCCTTGATCTTTAAGTTTTGTCGTGCCCTCTGGTTCTCCCCAAGGGTATTGTCCTCCAATTTTGCCTTGTTTAGTACCTATTCCTTGCGGATCAAGGTTGGCAATATCGGCTCCTGTACTGGCATTTGGAGATGCCTGTGACCCTAAAGCAACATTAGAAACTGCGCTTGTTGTAGATGGGGTAGACGGGTTGGTAGATCCACTTGTTGACTTTCCTAGCCCTGACTGTCTGACTATATCTGAGGCCACATAGTTTGCAAGAGTCTTTTCTGTTGCGCTAAGTGTGGGTTGGTTATAGGCTATCCCAGTTGAACTACTCGGAGTTGAACTAATTCCCTCTCCACCGCCAGAGCCGGAGGCTAACAATGAATAATCGGTTGTGTCTGTAGATGGTTTGGCAGTCAAACCAACGTCAGTACCTTGCGGTTTGAACAGGTTGGCATTAGCCGTTTCCCCGGAGCTAAAAGACGTTGTGTCTGGCGTAGCACCCAAGCCCTGAGTAGGCAAATTCTGTCCTGTGGCAATGTTGTAGTTAACACTTGGGGTCTGTGATGATAATAAACCTTGTTGTATTCCAGAACTTAGACCACCTGTCGCAGCTCCTTTTGTTATGCCTTTACCAATATCTTTCCCTTGAGCCGCTGCACTCACGCCACCGCTAACACCACCACCTACAGCACCTGCTGTAATTGGGGCACTTGTCGGTACATATGAAGCCACCTGTCCTCCAAGACCACCAGCCGCAGCACCCGTTAATATTTGCCTTGCATTACCACCGTTAGCAGCAGTCACGGCAGCACCCGCTGCTGTACCCGCCAATACGGTTGATAGACCAGCACCAGCAGGGCCAAGAGCAGCCGTCAATGCTATGGTTTCAATAATAGGCAGAGGATTTTTGGCAATATCTTGAGCAATAGATACAACACCATTTACTACTTTATTAACATCAGTCCCAAGTTTTTGGGCTGTATTTTCTAATGCTTTTCCTGCATTGCTAACATCTTTTTTGGCTTCGTTATATGTATCTTTTGCGCCTTGAACAATATCATTTACTACGTTTGCCATTTATACCTCCACCGATGCTTGCATAGATTGACCTTGTATACCACTCATTTGTGGGTTACCACCAGCCATTTGTACCGCTTTAATAATCTGTGGATTAGCAACTTCAAACTTAATTGTTTTAAATTTGGCTGCTTTACACGCTTGCATAAATTGTTTAATGCTATCAACCAGTTGTCTAGGATTGTCAGCAGTATCCATATGAGCCTCAATACTTCCGTCCTTGAGGTTGTAATATGTGAATAAAGTGTTGTTTGCCCTCATCACTCTAAAATTAGGGTCATTGTCTACGGAATGACTCATCAAGGCATAGATGTTTTTGGCATCTTTACCGGGGTTTGACTTGGCTAATATCTCAATTGGTTCCATTTTGGGATTTTGAGAATTTTTTGGTGGGGGGGAAGGGTTTTGCATTTCCATATTAAAGTCCAAGTGCCAATTGTATTTGCTGATGAAGAAATAAGTGTGTGCTTATCCAGTCGTAAAAAGATGACTCATCGTTCCAATTTGTGTCCAATAAATTGATTGGATTGCTCAAATTTAGTATCGCAGACAGGCTTTGATGCTCATTTTGGTGTGCCAAAAGCCAGTCTTCTAGGTCATTTACATTGGCATCTTGGATAGGAAAACGGGCATAAACGATGTTTTGAAGGGAAATTTGGTCACCAAATAGCCTATGTTGGACTCCATTCTCAAAAAAGAATCCCTGTAGGCTATCTACATCCCCAAATTTGACCAATGACAAGGCATCGTTATTCATATTAGAACTTAGCCCTCAATTCAGCCTCAAACTCAAACCCTGAGATGGTGTAATTAGGGTTAACACTAGTTACAGTCAATCCAATGTATTTACCCCATTGTTGGGCATCTTGTCTGTACAAATAATATCCACCAATCGGATTACCCCAGCCTATTACTGTCGAACTGTTGTTTGTCCACGTAACTGTTGCGTTACTGTTGTTGACCCAAGTCACCAAAGTAAAGTTGCCAAGAGTTACGGACGGAGAAGAATTGTTCTCGCTATCGGTTGTAACAACAATATTGTTACCCGTTGTTGGGTTTAGCGTAGCCTCTACACCCCACTTCAAGGCTTGCTTGTCACGAATGACGTTGCCAAAACTATAAAGAGGTGTTTGTATTTTGGTTGGCAAGTTTGTTGATGAACTTTGATAAAGTTGCCACAAATCTGTACCTGTTGTGCCGTAGATTGATTGCAGTCCACCTTTTTGGGCAGAAACAATAAATGACTGCGCCCCTTGGTAAGTGAAGAACCATTTTTTGTCAAAGAACACCAGTTGCAACCATTGTCCTGTGCCTTGAGTTCCGCTGGTTCCTGTGTACCAAACATTAAAGCAAGCGCACAAAATATTGAATATAAGTACTTGACCGCAACTAACTTTATGGTTTGTAAAGTCAATAAATGGAATGAGTCCGTCAAGTGGGTCACTTAGTTTTGAAGTGGTAGATCCAACAAGTGCGTACACACCAGACCTATTCATAAACACAATAGACCTAAAGTATGGCAAAACAGCGTAACCTTGATCTGTACCAACGGATGCACTAATGTTTGTGTTGGTATACAGGGTTGAGCCTGTAGTGGAGTTAATCCTAACGTCAGAAATAACGCTAATACTGTCTGCGCCAAATACATACAAGAAGTTGTTGGCTGCGATCAAAGCCGTAATATTTCCGACAAGCGTTTCGTCTTGAAAAACAATATTTCCGGCAGATGGACTATAAAAATCGTTAAATGTTCCGGCAGCTGTGTAGTACAAAGTACGTCCACTTGCTATCCACACCCTTCCAGAAAATGAGGCAATAGCAGTTGGGTTTGTAATGCTGAACACACTTGCCGTAATCTTGATGCCGTTACCTGTGGCAGAGTTAATTGTTACAGTTGGCGCACTTGTATAACCTGTACCGGGCGTTAATCCTGTACCGTAAGCAGATACGCCAGTAATCACGTTGCCGTTGGTTGCAAGTGAAATAACTGCCGTCTGACCTGTTGAAGGTGCGGTAACAGTAGCGGTAGGGCTACCTGTATAACCTGCCCCAGACAAAGTGTAGGTAAGCCCTGTTGGCGTACCAGCAGTAGTTGTAAGGGCAGTACCGCCAAGAGTTGCTGACAAAGTGATAGACGTAATGTTTGCGCCTGTACCACTTGCAGCTATTACATAGTAAGACGTTGCCGTACCTGTGTATCCTGAGATAGATCCTGTACCGCCAAGTGTTCCAGATATGGTCACAGCCATACCCACCACGATGGTGTTAAAAGAATTAATGGTGAACACACCGCCAGTAGCAAGGGCGGTAACGGTTAAGTTGTATGTCAGGGATGATGGTGAAGTTGTACCGTTTAGACCTATGGTGAAAGCAAGAGATCCTATAGGGTAAATACTAGTTCCATCCCAATAAGAATATCCGTTGGTGTAGTCAGCAATCAATAGATATTGGTTACTCCAAACGCTTGATTGGGTTGGCCCTGTGTATCCAGAATTGGCTATAACTACATTGGTTGGCGTTGAAAGATCAAGATTTGCATACTCAACTTTACCTGTGCTATTTTCAAAAGCAACAGCGTAATCTATATTGTTGATATTGCAATATGTGAGATAGGAAACTGTACCCGCCCAAGCGACAGTTCCAACAGTTGTTTGAGCAGGAACGCATTTTAGGTTGCCGTGACCAACTGGCATGGCATTTTCCACCCACGCAAATTCAGTCTCCTTGATAGACGTTCTACTTGCTTTTGTATTTACGCCATCAAAGTCTTTGGCAACCTTATATTCTTTTTTCTGCTCATTTGTAGCCATTATCTACATCCCCAGCGTTTGCGGGCAGCCTTGCCTCTCTCACCTGTCCAGCTCTTACTTCTAGCGCAAAAAGATTTATGCCTTGGCCCAGACTTCTGAGGTGCTTTTAGATTGCTACCTGTAGCCCGGTTGTACTTTTTCCTACCTTTTTCGGTAAGCCCACCCCCTGCCCTGACGGACTTTTTCTCGCCTCTGCCGACAGAAAGGTTGGGCTTTTTTCTAGGCATTACTTCTCGCTTGCGTGTTCTTCGTGATGATGATATTCAATCTCAGTCAGAATGCCGGGTTTGTACTTATTCTCAGGTCTGTAGATGGTTAATTTCTGATTACGCATTTCGGGAGCAAAAGAGATGTGCATCCAACGACCAAACTCATGGATCATCTGATCAAACTCAATACCTGCGTTTATGACCAACTGACAGAGTTCGTAAGGAGTATGAGAAGTAGAAGAGCAATCAATAGCCCATCCATCCATGTGGGAAGAAACTTTTGATCCTCCAACTGCAACATTAACGTCAGGCAAACGCAACCAAGAATTAACACGCAAAGGGCCAGTAACAGCACGTACTCTCTCCAGTTGTGCAGCAGCCGTCTTCATGTTGGCTAACTGTTTTTCGTCAGGTTGATTATCAATGTGCAAACGTATGGCTGTCTCGCTATACGTTGCCTCATCTAATGTAAAGTTTTCACTCAGTTTTGTCATCATCTTTTCCTACGTGTATGCCCGTAATTAGGCCAATAAAACCACCCACAATCGTTTGGAAAGCGGGGCCAACTATGTCAAATACCACTTTATCATCGACCGTTGGGTCAAGGATTGCTTGTACGAACATCCACACCATAGCCATTACAACGGCTAAAAGAGCGCATGTGGCTATTAATGTTACGTAGTCTTTTATCTTCATTGCTTACTCCTTATTTGGTTGTAGGTGTCGATGCAGGTGTTGAGACTGCGGATGGCTTTGTCCCCGTCTGCTGTGATGGTGACAAGAGCGTTAGCAGCCTCTGGGTCAAGTTCGGATCTTGTTTCTGCACTTCCGGGGGGAGAGGTGGGATCTGAGCTGGTTTGAATGGTGCGGGTGGCGATAGAAAGCCGCAACTCGCCAGAAACAATGTCAGAATGTAGCTTAGATATTTGGGCTTGGGCAGTCTCATTTGCTTTCCTTAGTTCTACAGATTGTTTGTCCACAACGGCTTGCATCTCACGTTCTTTGTCCCGTTCTATGGCATTTAGACGGACAATTTCAGCCTCTTGTTCCACATAGGCTTGGTGATGACCATAGAAATAACTAGATATTACCAAGGACATAACACCCACAAGAACCCACGGATTAGTTAGACTGAACACTTTTTTGTACCTCTTTTTTCAGTTTTCTAAGATCTTTAGCCTCTGCCCTTATTGTCTCTCTAATCTCAAAAATATCCAAATACATCAAGACTTCTACAGGCAAAATCAGGCAAAACACAAGTGCCAAGATAACTATTGCTACCAGAAATTTTCCATCATCGTTCTTTGCCATTTGAGAGCCAACATAATTCCCCAGAACCACAAAATAAGAATAAAAACAAGAAAAGCCGTCATGAGTCTATAGAACTGTTTTTCCTCTTTTTGTTCTCTTTTCCACCTCTCAAAATTGGCTTTCCTGATCTTTTCTTTCCTAGCAAATGCTTGCTCCTCAAGGATCTTTTTGTGCATCTTGAGAAACCGGGAATATATGTCCTTCAATTCCTTAGGCGCATATACCATTGCCTCCCTGATCTGCACAGATAAATCTTCAATCTGCATCTCAATCAAAGCCCTGTCTATCGCAGCTTTGCTTGTATTTTGGTCAGGATCGTATTCTGTTTTAGACTTTAGTTCTAACTCAGCGTAGTGATCCTTGATTTGTTTTTCAAGGTCAAAGAACTCACCGAGTTGTTTTGCGACCGACTGGATGAGTTCGAGTTCAAGTTCTTCGTAGGATTTTTTCCGTTTGGTTGATTTTGTTGGCGTTTGCGCCAGAGGCTGGGGCGTGGTTGGTTTGGATCTACTGGGGTTAAATAACCCAAGCAACCAGTTCCATACACCTTTGAGTTCCTGTACGTCTTCAATCGCACCTTCAACAACTTTCTTAGCGTTCTGAATCTGCATCCTGCCTTCATGCAGCATGTCACATCCCTGCTTGATAACGCTAAAACAGGTTTGAGCAGCGAGTAAAAGGGAGAATGGATCAATCTCATCCTCCGATCAGTTTCTTGAAAAACTCAGCTGCGACACCCGGCCCAAGCAAAACAGCAACCATAAGACCGTACAGTAAGTATTCCATTTTGGTCATACGTTTTTCACCTGAGACCAAAGACTCCTCTATACGCTTATATCTCTCAGCGCATATAGCCTCATGTACTGCCATTCTGGTTTCTATGTCTTCCATTAAGCCTCCACAGGCCAGTTTTGTGCGTTGACCACAGCAATAAGTGCGGGTACATCCTCACACCCTGCTATGGCTGTTTTTAGACGTTCTATCTCTGTTACTACGGCTGCCCTGTAAGTGACAGTAGCAGCAGGAATATCCACATTACGCTCTGTTTTGCGGATAATCATCCAATCTGTTTGGGCAAGTAGTTTGTTGGCAGTATCTTTGACTTGGGCAGTCCAGTTCTTTTTGAGGTCTGTCAAGTCTTTAGGGTTGTCATGTCCCCAGTAAAACCTATCGTCATACACTACAGGGTCTGCAACCTCTGTAATTCCTATAGCCTCTTTCTCTTCAAGAGATGTGAGGTTAAGCCAGTTGGCAGGGTACTGAGTTCCATTTACTTCAAAAGGAATACCAGTTGCTAAAGGTTGACCGTTAAGTAAAAACATATTACCTCGCTAAAGAATAGTTAAATGGATTTTCGGCAAAAGCTACGAAGATATATGTTCCAGGTCCGTTATATTGATTGGCAGAATATCTTGGCTTAAATCCATTAGAAAGAATATCAATGTCTGCATTAATTGTTGCGTCTTCCGCATTAGAAGAATCCGCTTGAAGCATTGAACGATTGATGTTGTAATTTTCGCGTGATGTATCAAATATTGCCCATCCATATGTAAAAGTGCCTCCAGAAGTTATATTTTTTGTCATAATAAAACGGGGGCGAAAACCACAATATACAAATGGACCATCAGTTGTATTAGTACCAGAGTAACTGCCAAATTTGGAATAGCCAGTTATTTCTGAAAAACAATAAGCAACGTTTGTTGAACCACTAGCGTTCAAGTCGGCATCAGTTCCAATTGTAAATACGGATGATGTTGGCGCTGTATTGTTCCATACCGCACTAGAGCCTGTGCTAAATGCGTTTGTAGAGTTAAGAGTAATAAAGCCAGAGGACATGTTGCTAATTGCACCGTGATATACCTGCCAGTTGCCTGTTGAATTTCTACGCTTGCCAATAATTAATTTGGGCGCAACCCCCAATCCATGACCAACAGTAGCCACAGAACCTGTTCCTGAATACGTAACAACGCTAAACCCTTGTGTAGCCCCTGCACTTACAGTAGATGTTATAGAGCCGTTAGTGTTAGATACGCCTGTTCCTCCTGCTTTCCAATTCCAACCAATATAAGTGTTAGTGTTTGCGTTTAAACGACTATCACCACTAGCAATAGTAAATCCATTTGAGTTGTAACTAACAACATTTGATGCTGCTACTTCTGCAGCCGTTGTATTTGAACTCAACATTGCAGTCCGTAAAACATCGTAAAGAGCATGGTCAGCCACATTACTTCTGTTTTTCATCCAAACAAAATCAGGCTGGAATGACACGCCTGTAGTTGTATTGTTACTGTTTAAAACAGAAATAGTAGAACCATTACCCGTATAAGTAGTAGCAGCCATATAAGCTGCACCATTCTTAATAGTAGGCGTAGGTAGGTTATATGTGTTTAGGGCTACATAGCCTGTTGGGGGGGTGTAGGTAAATGGACGTTGACCAAAGTTGGCATCAAGAGTAAAAGCAAGAGATGAACCATCTGCCACAACAGGACATACATTTACACCCGCATATCCAGATAAAGTAATTGTTCCTTGGCTTGCATTGTTTTTATAAAACGTAATTTGTCCCGCCCCAGCATCATACGCAACACCAATTACAACACCTGTTGCCCATGTTGCCCCATAAGCAGTAGATGTTCCATCAATATATTTGTTTCCTGTATCAGAAGAATAAAGAGCTTGACCAGAACCATAATATGTAGAATTATCTTTTGCTACGCCAACACCACAAGCCCCTGCCCCAACGCTAGTTGCTGTAATTTCCCAATACCATTGCCCTGAAGTCATTCCAACAGTACCACGGCTTGAGCCTCCAGCAGTTGTTGTTGAAGTCCAAGTGAGATTTCCGTTAGTAATAGGAAATGATGTATTTTGCCAGTCTAACGGATTCAACACCGCATAGTTAGCAACAGTAGCACTTGTCAGCGTAGGTACGTCTGTCATACTGTCGTATGTAGACCCTGCTGTTAGAGATATGTTATTTGTAGTCCAGTTATTACCGTTACCAGATGTGTCATATCCTAGTGTTGTTGTAGACGCATTATTACCAAAGTTCAGATAGAACCCGTTAGTACCATATGTACCTGTGTACTTTATAGGTTGCCATACACCTGTTGTAGCGTTAAATGCGCCAAACGATGTAGGTGTTAATTGCTGACCATCTATGAAATTGATTTCGGTTAGATAGCCGTCATAATAAACAACCATTCCTGAACCAATGTTATATCCACCGATGTAATGCGCTTGGTTTAAATTAACGGGAGAAGCAAAGTTTAAAGTAACGTAATTAGCTGTAGAAAAAGATGTTATTTGTACACCATTCACATAAAACTTAATACGATTTGATGCCGTTGCTTGAGTGCTATCAAAAGCAATTACAATATGATACCAAGAAGAAGGGTCACGATAAACTGCGTTTGTTTGCAAATAATCAGTAGCGTAACCCGTAATTACTAATTGGTCGCTATTAAAACCACATGCTAGAAAAGCGGCATCTGTACCCGCTGAAGATGATGCAAAAAAATATGGAGTTGTTCCAGCTGTTCCACCAAGAGTTCCACGTTTTACCCAGCCACTCCAAGTCCAAGTAGTCCTATTACTAGAACTTCCAGGAGTCCTATTTAAATAAGCAGACGCAGACGAGCGTAGACGAACACTACGCTGGATGACATAACCACCAGAGCTTTTGGTAAAGAATAAATCTTTAGATGCAAACATTATTGGAACGCCTGTACATAGTTACCGTACCAGTTAGTACCGTCACTAAAGAATGCCAATATGTCCCATCTAGTTGCAGTTGTAGTAAGTGTGGGTGCTGTATTACTAGGCCACTTTACACTTGTAAATGTTCCTGTAAATGCTCCCGCACCAGAACTTACAATCAATATAAAAGACTTACCTGCGCCAACGCTTGGCATGGTAAACGTACAGTTACCCGTCAAAGTCACCGTCTGCACAGTACCGTTAGCGAGTGAAATTGTAACTGCCGTACTGGAGTTACCTATTGCGTACAGGGTTTCTGTGTAATTGGTGACCGTAGGATTAGTGTAATAAGCAGAAGAAGATCCATTAGCACCACCTATTAATTGAAATTGCGTTCCGTCATAGAACACCGTAATGATAGATCCGGCAAGCAAAGTATTAGCAACAAGTGCCGTACTACCACCCGGAAATGTTAAATTCTTAGCCCCAAGAGCGTTTAGGTTAACGGTTGTCGCACCTGTGTTGGCGTTTAAAACCTTGATGTTGGCAATCAGTCCAGCAGCAAGTGTTGTGACGATGCTTGTACCTGCCGTTGCAACAATAGCATTGGCAGTACCTGTATCAACTAAATAATTGCTAAAGTTGTTAAAGGTATTGAAAGCAGTTGTAAGTTGGGTAAAGTTTGTGTCAAGATAATTTAGCGGTATTGAACCAACTTGACCACCAAACGTAACTGAAGGGGTAATGGCTGTTGTTCCTGACATGTTTTATCCGTATAAGTAAGGTGTTACGATTCTGCGTGTGAACACAGAAGACAGAACTGCTTTCGTCTGACTTATGTATTCTTGTTTAAAGATTTCAGCCTCACCATAAGCCTGTTCTTTATGCTTGGCATGGTAGCAAGCATAGAAAGCAACTGGCGTTGTGTAAGGCTCTGGAATAAATTCTGTAGGACTAGATGTACTCAGAGGATTCGGCAAAATAACCGTATCCATCTCAATCGAGTACGTTTGATCTGGTACAGGGCCAAAATATATGCTTGACTGACCATACATCGTATAAGCAATAGGTCTACCAATGTAATTCTGAAAATAACGTAGTCGAGCATTAAAGTCTGTGAAAGGCAAATACTGTAGGGCAATACGAGTATTACCCCAAATAAGATTTAGATTGATAATATCTAGCGTAGAAGACCCGTTGGTGGGACTTAGCGTAGATAGTTGAAATACCTCTTGATTAGCAGAAACCGAAGACGTTTGATACAAGCGTAAACAACCTGTATCACGGACTAGCCGTTGTCTACCGTAGTTAATGTAGTCAGTTAGTTCAGATGTGGTGTAAAAGTTGGCATTTTGATCATGGAGCAACCTTTGACACTCTGTGATGTAGTCGTTGAGTACCATTGATTCCTCATAATTTTATGCGGCTTTTTGAAGATTGCCAGACCTGCGCTGTTTAGGCACAGGAACTGGCTCTGCATCAACCACGGGGGATAGAACGTGGAGATTCGGACGTGTTGACGTGAAAGTGAATGAATTTAGGCGTTCCAACGCCTTTTCATATCCACCACTATGTGTCATCCATCCAAGACGTTGCAGGTAAGGCATCTTGTTATCGACACCGTACCCAAATACATGGTTGCAAACAATAGTTGGTACTTCTACCGGGATACCTACGGCAAAAACGTATTTTATGCCGTCATACCCGTCTTCTAGATCATATTCGCTATTGTTTGTTACCCACATATTAATTTTGAATAATATCGCCCCAGACATAGAAATCAGCAGTAGCGGTTGCACCTTGTGCAGTTGCTACGTTGAGATATATGCCTCCGGCTGTTGCGTTGGTCAATACTGTGTTACCTACGGCAGTCACAATAGTTAGGTTGAGAATGGCAGCAGTTGTTGCCAAACCTGACGAAAGTAATGTACCTGCTGTAACAATTGCTGTTCCAGATGCAGCAGATGCTGTCCAGAAACCAAGATTGACTGTAGATGGGCTTGCGACTGACGAATTAGTCACCGCAATCTTAGTAATCCTGTATTTAGCAGGATTACCCAAGAGAGTGATAAGCGTATCGCCAGTAGCATTCAAATTAACACCAACCGCAGAGCCAAGTAAAAAACTTCCAAAGCGATTGGGTAATAGATTTGCTACACGATTTGCATCCATGTCAATTCCTTATAGTGTTTGCAAGTATGCTGTATCTGTTGCGCCACCAAATGTTGTTGTAAGTGTAAAGTTGGTTGTACCCAAAGCCACACCTAGTGACAACAGACCTACGTTAACGGATGCAACTTGGTGTAATCCACCGTCAATCAATGTACCTGTAAACGCTGTAGTGCTTGTGTTAGTTGCATAACCGTAAGCCATACGTGGTGTGAAGATACCTGTTGAAATTGCAGGGTTTGTAAGTGTTGCTGAACCAGAAGTCAAACTTGATGTTGCCATAAGTGGAGCAACTGCGGAGTTGGTATAACCAACACCAGATGCACCAGAGACAGCAGTCACAGTAAAGCACATTACAGCAGTAGCAGCAGTTGTTGATGCTGGGCTGAATGAGATTGCTGGGACAGAAGTCATACCTGCACCATTGTTTGCCATTGTGATAGCAGTA